CTTAACCAAGGACCAAATTGACCTCCAAAGGGTCCAGTTTCTGGGTCTTCGTCTGTTCCCGTTCCTGTTCCCGTTCCTGTTCCCGTTCCTGTTCCTGTTCCTGTTCCTGTTCCTGTTCCTGTTCCTGTTCCTACTCCCGTTACTGGATCATATGTTGCTTCTGGTAAATCACCTCCGCCAAATGCGTCGAAAAGATCATCAAGGAAATAGTCTCCGTAATTTACTCCCGTAATAGGATCCCCTGTTTCCGAACCTACAGGAGTCCACCAATCGTCCCCCATATCGCCCCAAAAATCACTGAGCCAGTCGTCTCCATAAGTAATATCATCAACTGTAAAATCGTCCCCTGTTTCCGAACCTACAGGAATGGACCAGTCGTCGCCCAACATATCCCAAAAACTAACATCAGTGGTTCCTAAGTCACCAAAAAGTGACCCGACACCACTTGGTTCATCATATGTAACACTTGGTACAGTAGGACTAGGAGAGTAATCATCCCACACACTGTTTCCACCAATGCTTTCGCCAAAAATATCTGGGGCAGTTAGATCATCAAGCCAGCCCATGTGAGTCTCCGTTATGCATAATTATTTTCATTCTATCACTTTCCTCTTCTAAAGGCACTTGAGGATCCACCGTAAGCCCCTTGAGGGACATAGCCTTGCCCATGCATACCCCCAAGATTACTCCATGGATCGATTTTTCTTTCAATTTCCTGAATTCCTCTGTCACTTATTTTTTTTTTGACCGGTATTTCGGACATGTCAATTTCTTCAATACGTGATTTTCCTCCGCCTCCACCTCCGCCAGAGCCAAATAAGTTGCCGAAGAAGTTTTTCATTCTTGGTCCCATTGTTCCCCCCAATATTCCTGTACCAAGGTCTCTCTGCGCAGTCGCGGTGTTTCTTCCTCCAAACAACGGAGCGAACAGATTTGCAAGCTGTGGACCAACGCTTCCTCCAAGAGGACCTGTTTGTCCTGCTATCTGTGGCGAAGCTTTGTTCAGCCCCGCCATAAGTAAACCAAGCAAAGGATTGGCAGCAGCAAATTTCATTCTACCTATTGTATTAAGAGGTCTCATTGCAAGACTTGGTAATACCCCTTGTCCCAAAGGACCGCCTGTTCCTAGACCAAAAGCTCCGCCTCTATTAGTCAAAGCGTACAAGGCCGATGGTCCATGTTTTTTAAGCAAGCTCATAATGCCCGCTCGTTGTATCTTGGGCGTGAGCACATTCCTCAATAAACTTGCTCCTGCTTGCTTACTGGGATTCCTAGCAAACTGCAAACCATAGACAGCATCTCTCAGTTTAGGATCACTCATAATCCTAACTTTTGCTATGTTCATCATAAGCCTTTTTATCGCGGGATCCATTTGCCTTCCAGCAGAAGGCAATCCGCTACTTCCAATCACAGTAGTTGTGTTTGGTGGTCCGCTTAGATCTCCCATTCTAGCCATTGTTATTTGTCCTATTCATAAAACCAATAACTGAGCGCACTCCAAAAGAAGCAGCTACAATTACAGATAAAGTTACTTTATACCAATCAGGCATTGTGTCTAAAACCAAAAAGCCTTCCTTAACATAAGGAACAGCCGATGGAATAAAGCACATAATTAATGGAATGGAAAACAAGAGTAAAATATACTCGTCTTTCCAGCTTGTTGCACTGTTCTTCATGGCTTCTTGTTCCCATGAAGCAGCGTTTGCAGCTTTCGCTTCTCCTCGTGCTATCTTTCCTTTAAGAAAAGTTGAGCCGAGTTTGCCAATCAATTTTAATGCTTGCATCATTTTTTCTTTTGTCTCGCTTTTATCGCTTTTAATCGTTTCAACGCTTTTGCTCTAGTTGAGGACACACCAGCTACGTTGTCTATTTTCCATCCTCCATTTACTTTTCTTATAGGCATTTTATGCTAATAATATACTTGTTGACCCATTTGTGGCTACTGTCAAGGTTCCTACGGAACCCGTTCCTTCCAAACCAACTTCACTCGTTCTTGTAGAAACGTCTTTCCAGAGTGCTCCAGTATACACCTGTAACGTACCTCTGGTCGTGTTCCATATTATATCTCCAGCATTAAACTGGTTTTGACCTTTAACGGTTTCTGTATATTCAGGAGTAGCTGTAGGATCAAATCTGTTTAAATTAATCTCAAGAATTCTAATCATACGATTGTATGTTTCTGGAGACACAAGACCATTCGCTAAAGGTAATCTAGTTTCTAGTAATTTTGCCATTATCTTTTACCATCGGGTCTTACTTCCAAACGCGTATCGCCAAGTCTCCAACCTACGCCCAAACGTGCTCCACTAGTATTATCATCGTCTGACTCTACACGAAAAACAGCTTGTCTTGCTCGTAAGCGTGTGTTCAATTTTTTTGTGCTACTTGTTACTGCTTGTGTCGTGTTTGTAGTTAAACTTTCTCCCGGAAAGTTACGAGACTTCATAACAAAATTAATTGTCTGGTTGTCTCCTCCACCAGTAAATTTAACGTCTGGAATAATTCTACTAATAGAAGAGAAAAATTCTCCGTCATCAAGATCAAAATCACTGGACTCTATAAAAACATCATCCATTGGAGAGCCATCGTCATCGTTTCCAGTTTCATGTTTATAAACATAATTACTTGAATCAGCCGTTCCAGTAGCTCTTGGATAAGCAACAATACCTTCATCAAGCCATGCAAAACGAGCTAACGTTCCTATGCTCCATACATTTTCTTCATAATTATAGGAAACATAACTGTCTATTTCTGTACCAGAATTTGATGGGTAAAACCAACCAACTTCGTTAAATTGTTTATTTAAAAAGGCAAAAACCTTAAAAGACTGGCTTTCATTTAGATTATCAAAAACATAAAAATGCACACTACATGGAACAGGTTGTACGTTGCCTCCATAGGCATAGAATCCTTTTCTGTCCATCCAAAACACACCTTTAGGGGTATTAATTGCAGCTTTTGGCCCAATTAAACCAACTCCTTGGTTTACTAAATTAATTGCAAAAGTATAAGGTGGTCCGACAAATTGCATACTATACATAGAACTATCTGTCCAAATTAAAGTCTCTTCTCTTGAACCAAGACCTCCAATAATCTCTGAGCCAGAAGAAAGTTTTAAAGATCCAGAAGTATTAGTTGCTTTGGGCTCCCATTCAGCCGCATTTTCTTGGTCGCTCCAGCAAACAAACATTGGATCAATGCTACCAGTTCGTGCTGTTTCTCCAGAATTCAAAGGATCTGCTCCCAAGCAAATAACATGTCTGTCTTTTTCTGAAACCATGACCTGAAATGCTTTGGTAGGAGTTAAATTAGCGCCACTCAACGCACTTAATGCGACAGCTCTATTATCTGTAAGACCCGATGATTCATCCCAATAATAAATTCCTGCGCCCCGTGGATTCATAACCAAGTCTTCTCCAAAATTGCCGTGGGACCATAAACGTAATTGATTAGTATCAGACAAAGCTGCAACCGAACCCCAGCCTCCAGTGCCCCAAGAACTGGCTCCCCAACCCGAACCTTCCACGTAAACATCCAGACCCACATTAATTTGATATGTGCCCACCACACTAGAACCACCGTTCCCGCTATCGCTACTGTTTGCAGTAACGGTGTCTCCGTCTGTGTCCTTGGCTTCAACCGTATAACTGTTAGCATTAACAATGGTTGCTATTTGATATTCCTGATTTAATACTTCGGCTGTAATTAAGCCACCTAAAGTTGCTGCGCCACTAAAAGTAACAAAATCATTTTGAACTGCACCATGTGCAGTATCAGCAACAGTAAGGGTTGCATCACCATTAGTAGCTGAAAAAGTTACATCGCCAGCAGAAGTAGTTAAACGTATTGGAGTAATATCATTAAAGGTAACTCCTTCTTGTACGTAGTATTTTAAAGTGGTTCCTAGTCCCAGATAACGGGTTCCAGATAATTCCACCCAACTATGTAAAGCACGAGCTGTGCCTAGATATGTATTACTACTAGCTTTTTCCCAACCGCCTATTTTTTCAGGACGACCTTGACGAAACCTTACTAGGTTTCCGTTAAACCAACCGCCTTCATTACTGTAGTCTGTCCCTTCACGATTGATTCCGGGTTTGAATATATAACGAGCGTAGGGCATTTTTCATTATTTTTTAAAAAAATTAAAGTTTAAGGCCAAAAGATCTAATACCTTTTGAATTTTTGCGACAAAAGCATCATCTTTTGTGTTTTTTGTAAAAGGAGAAAGAGCGCATATAATTGAAGAAACAGCAATTATCCACACTATTGTTTGTATAAAGATCCATAATATTTTCATTTTAAAACACCTGTCTTGATAAAATACTTGCCATGCCCACAATAATGGACAATAGGGTTGTCAATATCAAAAATTCCAGTCTCTTTATCCGATAAATCGTTTCCCGCCAACGCTCTGCACAAACGGCTTCATGCTTCTCTATTTTAGAGTTCACTTGGGCAATTGTCATTTTGCTCATGTCGCTGGCTCCACTTCCCAACAATTCAGGTTCGATGCCACTGTTCTGCGTTCACCTTTCCCGAAGAAAGGATAAACCATGTGCTGTAACCACGATGGAAATACGAACAGTCTTCCCACCTGCGGTTGCACTTCTGCACTCTGCGGGGGTCGTAGTCGCTCCACATCCATAATCTGGTTGCGCCCATAACTGAACGCCAAATAGCCATCACAGGCTCCCGAATCATTGTATTTACTGTATTGCGGTGATCCTGCTGTCGGCTGATCCAATATCTGCTGTGGCACTTTTGTCCAAGCTGTAGTCGATATGCCCATAATGGTTTTTGTGCCATGATCGTGAATCGGATTGTAGTCGCCCTCGAAACTATGCACCGACCAGACTTCATCTATTCCAATTTGCCTCGGTTTTTTCAAAGTGTGTCCTGTTCGTTCCATCACTGTGTTTACATAGGAAGCCCCAAGACCTGTTACAAACTGGC